TGTAAATAATGGATTTGCTACTGAAAAGTTTATAGGAGTTCTATTTTCGTAATAATCAAATAAAAGCTCTAAATCCATATTTTCGTTAAAAGACTGCAAAGCATCCGCTGAAATTTCAAAGCTACGTTTGCCATATAATAAATGAGTGTAGCCATCATCTTGCTTACAGGTCGCATCAGGGTTATCTGAATTAATTGTAACGGTTACACCTCTTTGACAAGCTACTGCATAGTCGTCAATGCCATCATTTATAAATAATAATAAATCACTTCCGTTTAAAATACTCATATCTTTTTATTTACAAATATACTAAAATTTTTAGCATTATAATTGATGTACTTTTATCCTGAATCTTATTAACCTGCGTGAAATTAACCCACTTTCTACTAAATCCTCAATTGTTTGGGTATTTTCTAATATTATTGAAATCAACTGAAAATCAGGACTTAAATCAAAATAACCTGCTTGTCTTGTTCTGCATAGTTCTATAATTTCGTTGCTTATTTCATCAGATAAAGCCTTACCTCCATAACTATTTGACGCTTTGGTAATTACTTCTAATAAAAGGATACACTCTTGACCATAGGATTGTTTTGAACCCTCACCTAATTCTGTACTTAAAAACGTACCTAAAGTAACATAAGGAGGATTAATATTAGCAGGCACACTTGCAGAATCGTACACTTTTAACGTTCCACCTGAATAAGCCACTCCGTTTAATCTTTCCCAAAATTTTGTCCTTATAATTAAGCCTAAATCTTTCATATATTTTTAATTATTTTTTTTACCTCTTTAATAAAATTCTTTCTTTCTGTGTAATAAGCAGGAAAAAGATATGGATGTGCCTTTATTGTACCTTTACCATCTACATAAAACTTTTTTGCTAAATTTATCTGTTCTCTTGTGTACCCGCTCATATTTTCCAAAAAGTTCTTACCAGTTCCAAATTCCCAATACGCAGCCATTGGAGGGTTACCAAAATCAGTCGCTTCTACAACAAAAGAAAACTTATCGCTTCTATCCCCACCCTGCAAAATCGAAATAACCCCCCAAGTATAAGTAGGTGCATTATCATTGGCTTTGGCAATAATCTCCTGCCCTGAATCAAAAACCTGCGCAGCTATTTTATTTTCTATTTGCTTGGCTTTCTTTTCAAGTTCTTTTGTTACCGCTTGTATTCCCTTAACTTTCACAGCTTTTCAATATATTTATTTATATCGTGGTCGTAAAATGGATTGAATTTTTGCCCTTTCTTCCACGCTTTAATATGTGACTTGATCCTATCTAAAATATTAACTTTTATAGCTTTATTGCCCTCGTAATCTAAATACAACAATTGCCCTATGTGTGTATATCCTAATGATTTCGGAGGTAACATTGTAACAATATCGTTGTTGTTTCGCACTCTAATATGGTTAACTTTCAAATAGTTAAAATAATTTTTGTGTACTACTCTTGGGCATCCAAAAGTTACCACCTCAACGTGTGGAATATAAATGCCACTTATAAAAGCTAATGCGCCTCCGTATGAATGACCAGTAATGTATAAAGGTTTGTTAGGTAAATTTGCCCTAATTTTAGAAGCCACTAAATCCCAACTCTCTTTGAAACTTTTGTGCATTTTACCATAAACAGTATTGACAAAGCCTATTTTAAAATCTTGTTTCCAGTCTTCTTTTTCGTCACTTCCCCTAAAAACCAAAATACAATATTCTCCTTCGTCTAATATGTAAGCTTGTATGCCTTTTACATCAATAGAAAATACAGGCGTATTTGTAAAATTACCCCTGTAACATTCTTGGCATATTTTAGCTAACTTTTTTATCATTATTACATATTACTATGGTTAAACTTAACCCATTGCCCGTTTTGGTACCCACAAAAATGGTCTATTGTGCTGTTATAAACCATCATCCCTTCAACAGGCGTTAAAGCGTTTATTTGAGTAGTTGTAAGACTTTGCAAAATTACTTCGCCATTGAACACTGTCGTAACTTGGTCTGTGGTAATGTTATAAATGTAATTAACACCATTTGATACTCTGACTGCAACATTATCTAAAATATTAGTTCCTGTAGCTGTAACCTTTAAAGCCATTGTGTTACTTACAGCGTTACTTATAGTGTATTGTTGTCCTATGTTTAAAGCATTTGCACTTATTAAAGCCTGTAACTGCGTTCTTGTTAACGTTCTGTTATAAAGATTCTGCGCTTTTACTTTGCTAAAATTATCAGGACTTCCACTCATTAGAATGTCATCCTTTTCTAAATAGTTTAGTTCTTCTCCCTCGTTAAATATTGGCATAGTTATGTTGTTATAAAGTTTCCGTTTTCGTCTGTTATTGGTTGAAATTGTTCATCGTATATTAAAATATCACTGCTATCGGCTTCGCATTTAATTTCAATCCATTTGCGCTTTTCTTCTAATATTCTAAATTCGTGAATAATTAAATATTTACCCTCAAATTGTATTTTATTAGTCTTACTCAACACAGGATAGTCTTCGTATCTTATTATTACCTTATATGTTTGATTTAAGCTAATTTGCGACGCTTCTAATGAACGAAAGCCACTTGTAGGCGTAACCATAGCAAAAACAGTTTTGTCTACTCTCCACGTCTCTATTAAACCCCCTGAACCATTAGGCACAGTGCTAAAATTTAAAATGTCAATTTTATGTCTTAATTTCCCAACCATAAATTTCTTGTATAAGATGAGCATAATCTTTTTGCATCGTTACTTAAAGGCTCTCCACTTGCATCTAAAATAAAATTTTCCCTTTGTTCGTATTCCGTTGCTATTTCTTTTAACAAAGCATTTTTTAAGCCTTTAGGCAATGTTTCAAACCCTGCTGTATAAGTAACATTTACCCCTGCACTACCATATAAATAAATCTTTTTGTATTCAAGTCCTTTTAATTCGTATGAAATAGTATCTCCATTGTCGTTTTCGCATTCTGTAACATCTGCGTTAGGTTGATATGGTAATTCCTTGCCGTAAACCGTAGAATCTAAAGCATCCCAACGAACCTTTAACTCTTTTTCGCCAAAACTCAAACAAGTGTATTTTTCTAATCTTTCACGCGCAGAAGTTATTAAAATGTTCAACGTGTCGTCTTCTGCCGTTGTGGTTATTCTTAAATAATCTCGAACTTCTTGCAAAGTTACTGGCTCACTTGCCAAATCTTGTAATATTTGTACTTCCATTTTTATTGTACTGTTAAATTTTCTAAACTGTCATTGTCTAACATTGAATCAAAATACATAAAGCCTTTTGTTCTTGAATTAAAATAAGTTAAAAATGAACCCAATGTCATTTGAGTTAATAGTGTATAACTTGGTAAATCGTTCGGGAATGCGTCGTCACTTATCAAAACACCATTTATAGCTATTTTATAACCACCCGATGTTGTATTATATGCAAAAGCAATACTATAAACACCATCGCTCGGTGCTGTGTATAAATATTGGTTTGTATCAGAACCATTATAAGTATCAAACGCTATATATCTAACTCCACCACTTATATAATAATACATAGTTATATAGCCATTGTATATATCGTCGCCATCCCACAAAGTAGCAATTCCTTGATAATCAGTTGTAAAGTTTAACCTTGCTCTTACAAAAATTGTACTTTCTTCGTTGTCATATCCTATTGTATTATTTCGTACATTGTCAGCAGGGCGTGTTACAATTGTTGTTGTTGTAGGAATGTATGAAGTAGCCTTGTTTCCTAACTCATTTTGAAACCCCCAATATATATTTATTCCTTGTGCCGCAGCGTTTGTTGTAGTACCATTTGTAGAAATAGCTGGGTAATGATAAAAAATAATAGAAGTATTACTTGCAAATTTATAAGTTATTGACACTCTATAATAGTCAACATAATCTTCTATTTTTGTAGATACAAGTGTAGCAGTGCCACTTTGTGAAGTTACCGCTGTGCCATTATAATTGTTTAAGATAATTCTAATATTATTGCCACTTGAAAAAATATCCAAACCACTGTAAAATGTTAATGGAACAAATGATTTTTTTATAAAATAGGAATGTGTGTAGTTTGTATTTGTTACTATTGTATTATTTTGTGAAAAAAACAAAAACGAGCTTGGACTATTGTCTTGCATTCCAAATGCTGTATTTGTGCCATCAGGTGCTACTTGTGTGCTTGAATTGATTACAGCTGTTTTAGTCCACGTTGCAGAAGATAAATTTTGACTTTGTAAAAATCTATTTGTAGCTTCATTTTCCACTAATAATTCGGGACATTGCGCTTCAATTACAGCAGGAACGGTTACAGGTGCGTTAGTTGTGGGAATGTACGCAGTAGCAGTGTTTCCTGTTTCTAATTGTGCGCCCCATAAAAATAAACCGTTTACCCCGTTACCAGTATAAGAAATTGTTGTTCCTACTGCTAATAAAAAAAATATATTAGAAGTTCCAGTGGATGCACAAACGCACGATATTGAAATTCTAAACCAATTATTTGGTAATGATTGACTTGTTACAGTTACACCAGTTAAAGTATTAAGAGGTAACCCGTTATTTGTATTGATAAATTGCCCCGATGCTAATTGTACGTTAAAACCTGAATTTGTTTGTATTAATAAACTTGAACGTTCGGCGGATTTTACATAAAAACTAATAGTATATGTTTGACCTGCAAAATGAGAAAAAGACTGTTGCATATAATGCAAACCAGTAGATGAGTTTTCTACTAATTTATCTGCAGTTAAAGTACCATCGGGCGCATTAATTATATTTGCAGTAATGCTTGATGCTGTTTTTATCCACGCAGCATTATCAAATTCTTGACTATATAAAATTAAATTAGTTCTTGCAGGCTCTAATATTGTAATCGGGTAATCTATTCTCGGAACATTAGCACCCATTAACTCTAAAACACCTTCTTGGTTTGTTCTATATGCTGCTAAATTTCTTGTAACACTAAAAAAACCCAACGGCTTTTGTGTGTACAATTTACCTGCCTTAACACCATTTTTTTTCGTTAACCCTAAAAACTGCTTACTTTCGTTATATGCTTCTGTCTTAATCATTTAGTGTCTAAATCAATTTTAGATTCTTTTGTTTTTCTTCCTCTTTTTTTAGGAGTTTCAATTACTTCTTTGTATTCTTTAATTTCTTTGAAACCCTCAAACTCTTGCAAATAGCCAACTTTAACTAATTTCTTAACAGTTTTGTTGTTTTCTAATTCGTAAATGTGACCTTTGTAATACCTAAAAGGCATTCCCTCAATGCCTGAAAAGTCTATCGTTGCTATAAATTTCATATTCAAAGATACAAAAAAAGGGCGACTAATTAAAGTCAACCCTTTTATATGAAAAAACAATTACGAACCACACAAAAATACAAAAAAATAGGCAGATATAATTAAATACCTGCCATATTTTTATACTTATACTTAAAATTAGCTAATAGGCGCTAAATTTTTGTAGATTAACGAATCTACTCTTAAAGTATTTACTGCTTCTTGACACTCAATACGAGCAGTTACTTTGTTAGTAGTGAAGTTTGTAGCGTCTTCGTATGAGAATACAACGTTAACACCCTCAACCTCTACTCTTTCAAGGTAATCAGCATCAGCAATCAATACATAATTGTCAGTTACAAACGAAGCAGGAACTACTGGAACACCAAAAATATTCATTCCTGTTGGAGTTAATGTAACAGCACCTGCACCAGCATAGTAACCAGTTGTGAAAGTTTCTTTCATCAATTTAGCTAATTGCTTTGGATTTACCAATGCGTATGATGGATTGAAATTTGCAGCTAATTGGTTACCGATTAAGTCAATGATAGCTTCGATGTCCGAAGTAGTTGAACTTGTAGTACCTGAACCAGTTGCAGCACCTGAAACAGTTGTAAAGAAAGCACTGTTTTCTGCTTTATAGAAATCTCTCAATAACATACGTGAAAGCGTACCCTCTAAGAAAGGTAAGTTTTTCATTAATTGCTTTGAGAAACGAGCAAAACCTGCAATGTATGAGTTAACAGTTACAATCTCAGTTAAGTCGTAATCAATCTGTGATTTGCTTGAACCTTCAGTTTGAGTTGAAATAGAACCTTCTGAGCCTGTTTCTCTGTAAGTTACAAATGTACCAGTTGAAGAAATTACAGTCGGCATCAAGTCACGCATATTTACCTTTTGGAAAGGTACTAATCCTTGACGAGTGTTGTAAGTTCTTACAGGGTCACCAGTTAAGTTACCTGAAGTAGTCATATCGCCAACCGCTTTCAAGTTTAAAGGAATAGAGAATGAACCGTTTGCAGATTTCAATGCAAGTTCAATTTCTTTAACACCTTTTTCGTAGTTTCCACCACCTACTTCTTTTACTTGTGCAGATAATGCTTCCCCTAATGTTTTAGGAGCTTTTTCTGATTCTTCTTTTGCTTTTTTAGCTACTAAAGCATCTAACTCGTTTGCTCTTTCTTTGATTGAAGTAATTTCTGCTTCAAATGCTTTTTTAATTTCTGCTTCTTTGTCTGTTAAAGACTTTTCAGCGTTTGCTACAATTTCAGCGATTTTTTCTTCTATCGCTTTTAATTTAGTTTCAGACCCGTTAAATTTTGCTTTTAAGTCTTCAGCTAATGATTTTAATTCTTGTTCCATTTTTTAATTTTTAAAGGTTTAACAATTTTCTAAATTCGCTAATCGTGTTCGGGTTAGTTTCAATAGAAGTGCTATTAACGGCTTCCTTTGTTTCATTAACTGAACTTGTCAATTTTAATATTTCGTATTCTATCAAAGAATAGGTTTCATCTGTTAAATCGCCACCTCTGATAGTTTTTACTAATAGTTTTATTCTGTCTTCTTTTTCTTTAATTCCCATTCCCTTAAATCCGTTAAATGGGGTATTAGGGTTAGCTCCCCAAGTAACTGCCGAACCTTCCCATAGCTTAACCTCTGTGATGCGTGTTACTTCCTTATCCTCACTAATTTGCTCTTCAATGCTTTTAATAGTTTGAAAACCGATACTATGCTGATTAATAACACCATCTCGATAAAGTTTCAAAGCATCTAATCCATAAGTAGTATCTGATATTTTAGCTTCAAAATATAAGCCTTTGGAATCCTCTTTTAAGACTTGTATAGGCCCTAATGGCTTCCAACTATCGTGCTGCCATAAAAACTTAATTTCGTTCTTCCCGTTAGGCCCTCTTTCTGCAATAGACTTTTTGAAACATCCACGTTCCATAATATCGCCATCATAGTCGGGAGAACCAAACTCTGAAAAATAACCTGTAATAACTCCATTCTTAACATCTAAATCGCTAATAGAAGCGTTATAGTTTTTATATTGTATTTCTTTCATACATATTTTTAAACAAATTTACTAAAAATTTTAGCAATTATCAAAATGGCAAAAAAAAACCCTACATTTCTGTAAGGCTTAAACAAATTTTAAAACTACAAACTATTTAAATATTCTTTTTCCTCTTCGCCTATTATCCTATAAATCTCCTCTTTTTTAGCATCCTTGCACATTGTATAATACCTTTCAAACTTCCAAATGTTTTGTTCGCTCTTAAAGTCTATAATTTCAGGCTTAATGGTGGATATTATTGTTTCTTTTACCCTTGCTTCTAATATTGTGCTTTCACTTGAAAAATCTAACCCAAAGTTAATATTATTATCGTACAACTCTAATTCTGTTTCAATTAAGTTATTTGCTTTGTTTTTTTTTACATAGTACTCGGCTTGATATTTAGGCATTTTGTACTTTTTGCCTTGCTCGTAAGTTCTACCTCCAACATTGATAGTTTCAGTAAAAGTAATTATACAACTTACTAAATCTCTTAACATTGACACTTTAAACGCTCTAAAGGCACCAAATGTATTTTCCGGATGAAACTCTAATACCCTGCCACCTTTGTAAAAATAAAGTCCTTTTGATTTAATGTATTCGCTACCTTTTTTAAACTCATTAATATAAAGACTAAACAAATTATCGCTCATTACATTGTCGTCGCCCGAATGAATTATATAGTCGTAATTCTTTTTTATAGCTTCATTATATAACTCGTTGTGCTTTTTACCTAATGGCAAATTTTCGTAATAATAGTGTGTTATTCCCTCATTTTCGCATAACCTTAAACTTTTCTCATCAGAACAATAAACAAGTACATCTAAATCGTGTACCTTTTTTAATCGTTCAAGTCCTAATAAATATAGTTTACTTATTTGTGGTCGGTTGTAAAAGCACGTAATAAATAAGATTTTCATTTATTTATAGGGTTACCCTCTGAATCTCGTTTAACTTTGTATATATGGGTGCATTTGCAGTTACAGTTATTTATCGCACCACCCGCAGGATCGCCAGCATATTTCATATAATAAGTAACGCCATCGGGACTAACTACTTTAAACTTATCGCCTTGCCTTACTTGTCTATTTAAGTTAACGTGCCAACTTCTCGGCTCTTTTGGCGCATCGTGAATCCACAAAACATCCATTTCAAATGGGTATTCTTGTTCCTGTAGTTCCTTTGCTCTTGCGCTACTCATTAAGGTTTCAGTTCTTGAAATTAACATTGCCCTTGACTTGCCCATTCCTGTGTATTTCTCAATTCTTTTTACTAATTGCGCAGTAGTTTCGCCGTTTTCTAATGAATCCCTAAATGCTTGGTTAACTAATTTACGAGTGGTTTCTGTAATTTCTGTTATATGCTTTAAACCAACTGTGTTTAAATATTCTGTCATTCCTGCCGTAAACGCTTCACTTGAAAACCCAACCGCTATGCCTGCAGTTTCGGGCAAAAACTTAAGATAAGATTTATAAAAGTTTTTAGCTGTTCTATCTGCTACCAATGGTACAAACTCATTCATAGCTGTGCTTATAGGTATTTGAGTAACTAAAAGATTAGCCAATTCAGTAGGATAAACACCTGTGGTTTCAATATAATTTATTAAAGGCTCAATGGACTTTCTTAAAGCTACTGAAAACTTTTTATAGCCTAATAAATAAAGTTTTTCGGCTAATGTTTCCCATTCTTTTGCAAGTTTGGTTATGTCTTTGTCGGTCATTAGTCTTTGTAATCAAAGTTTTTTAAATTAGCATCTAATGGCACAGAAACTTCATCAATAGGAACGTATGAACTTGGAATGTATATTTTATCCATCAAAATATCTAAACTTTTTTCTTTTGCCATCATTTCACGTTTTTCATTTGGACTTATCCACCACGCTTTATCAAGCATTTCTACTTGCGTTTTTAAGTCTTGTTGTGTTTCCTCAAAGTGTGAAATGTCGTAACCAATAAACACATTTGGATCGTTAAAACAATCCGTATAAAGTTCACACATTAAGTTTAATATTGGAACAATTACGTTATAAACTAAAGTCTTTGACGCTTCCTTTTTGTTATTGTAGCTTGCAGAATCTTTTGAAAATAAAATAGGGTCTATACCGAAAGCCTTTAAAATCATTTCTTCATCAAACTGAATAGACTTAATGACTTCTAAATCAGCGGGACTCATCCCTATTTGTTGATAGCTTAACATTGCAGGAGTAGCGGTTATACCTTTGGCATTTGCTGAACCTGTAATCTTTTGATGAATCATTTCCTGTACTTGGCTCATTTGCTCAACCGAAATAGTCTGGTCTTTGTCCGCACTTGTCAATAAACCGTGAACACCACCATTCAAAAACGATTTGATTTTGGTATTCATTCCCTCGTTACTTGATTGAACAGTATTTAGCGCTGCTTCTAATGGACTTTGACCGTATAATTGTTGCCCATCAATTCCGTAATTAGGGTTAAAATAAGATAAATGTACAACTTCATCTTTTGTAAAAAATACAGTTTGGTCACCTATTGTCATTTTGTAGCCTGTTACTGGCTCTGCTATTCCACCTCCAATAATTTCTACATATTGAGCAGGTAGATAATAAAGTTTATTAACTTTTCCTTTGTCTTCCCCTGTAACTAATGGTAATTTATATATATATACATCTCCTGTAATTTGCAACCAACTTACCCCCGCTTCGATAAATTGTTGCATTCTTTGAAGTTCATTCGGCTTTTTTAAAATCTTATTAACGTAATGCATTGCAGGCAGTTTTTCTTTTTTATCCCCTTTGTAAGTATATGCGTAAAACTCTGCATTTGCTGCCTTGCCTGCGATTAACTTAATTGCTGAATATACAGAAATGTTTTTTTGATACCCTTCTTTTACAAATGTTTCTTTGTTTCTTGAAAGTGTAAAAAAATATCCGTTAAATAATTGATATATAGCTTGATTTAATTTATTAGCTACTGTTTCGCCAAATATTGCGTTGAAAGCCTTTTGGAATATATTCATATATAATAATTTACAACAAATATACTAATTTTTACTAAAATTTTTAGCAAATCTATATCACGAAAAAGTCTTGACTGTTTAATTCAAAATACATTCTCATCATAAGAGCGTCTGATATGTCAGGGCTTCTACCTAATTTTTCTTTTACTTTTTCTTTAGGCATTACAGCCAACTTTGTATCTTTATCAGGGTTATGTCTCCAAACATATTCAAGTTCTTCATTGAGTTTTTTTCTAATTTCAATGTCATCACATTTAACGTATATCTCTCTCTTATTAATTTTTTCAGATAGCATATAATAACACTCTGATTTTAAATTAACATAATTACCTTTAAGTGCTTTTGAATTATTAATAAAGTTTTTACAAGCTAATATATCCGCTACACCGCCGCCTACACCATCGGAATCCACAACTATCCTGCTCATTGGTATTGCTTTAACACTTGCTAATCCTTTTATTAAATCTGCTATTTCTTTAACATTTTCTTTACTTCTAACTATAATTTGCTCACACTTAAAACCATTCCATATGCATATTACGCTTGTATCTGCCCCATATCGTGCTATATCCGCAGTAATGTATAAATTCCCACTTTTTGCGTGTTCGTTCGTGTAAAGGTCTGAAATAGCGTCGTATTCAATTAATGCAAGGTCGTTGTTATTGTATTCCCAATTGCCATATAATAAACGTTCTTTACTTATTTTGTCTAATGACTTTAAGTTTTCTATGTAATATTCGCTTATGAATGGGTTGTCCGTAACTAATGCTTGAATAAATGCTTTGTCATTGTCAAGGGTGCCATCCTTAAAAGGTTTGTAGAAATTTTGATATATAAATCCTTTATCGGGGTTACAAGTGCCTAACATTTTAGGTATTAAACTATAATCGTCTAATTTGTACCTAATACGAGAACGTACAATATTCCACGCCTTTTCGGTTATTTGATTAACCTCATCCACAAATGCGCCTGTTATTTCTAATGAACCTAACTCGTCGAAATTAGGGTCGCTCGGATATTGCTCTAAATCTTTTAATAAAATTGTAGAACCATTGAATAAAGTTATAATGTTCGATTGAGCGTTGTAAGTATAATGTTCCCCTGCTTTTAAGCCTTGAAGCGTGCAAACGTCAAAAAAAGAGTTCAATGTAGTATCTTTTAAAGTTTTTAAAACAGCACGCCCTATAAGCCAACGTGTTTTTGGGTAACGAATAGCACTTTTTAAAATCCAATAACATCCTAAAAAGGATTTAGCTGAACCTGCCCCATTTAGCCGCCCCCGAATACTATCTGACGTGTATTTTTGTCTTCAAGTAAATCGAGGGCTATTGTTTGCTTTTTAGTTAAAATCACTTGTTTTATCGGTATCGTTTAGAAAATTATTCTTTTTCTTTCTCGTAAGTCCTTATTTCTTCCCACTTAATAGTCAATTCGCCTTTAGTGTCTACTGTTGTGTCGTGTCGTGCTAACTTTGGTTTAACATATTCTAATAAGCTCAAATAAGCGTCTACATACATTTTAGGATTCTTTTCGGCTAACTTGTTCATTGAATCATTAAAACGCTCTATACCGCCCTCAATGATGTCCTGACAAAAAGTATCTAATATTAAAGTCTTACCCGACTTTACTCCCTTTGGTTTTCCTTTTTCGTTTCCGCTTTTACCTTTTACAAATGGCATTGAATTCAATTGATATTTTCAACAAATATAAAAATTTTTTTTAGACTAATCTAAATTTAAAACTTATCGCTAAAAAATGAAAAAATGTAACACGCTGTTATTGTTCCTATGTATATTCCTAAAAGGGTTAAAATTGGATATAAAGTTATTTTAAGTAGTTTCATAACGTTTTTCTTTTAATTGTTCTATAAATAAAGTGTTTTCTATTACTCTATACTTTATGCCTTTTGCTCGGCATTTTTTCTTTGCTTGTATTAAGTTATCTGTTTTAATAGGTGTTAAGGATCGGTTGTTTAGTGTTCGTTTCATACTTTGTTTAATTATACTTCGCCAAGCTGCAAGTTATGCCTTATTTTTAAGACGGTACTTAGCATTTTTGTCATTAACGCACGCTTTACAGTTATTAGATTTGCCCATATAATTATTTTTTGCTTTACCAAAGTCAGAATCAAGCCTTTTCAATTCTTTGCAACAGGAACAATACCTTAATCCCGCCTTTGCTAATTCTTTTCTATAAATCAGTTTCCCGACATCTATAACGCCTAAATGTTTTTTAACACAATCCTTGCAGTCATTCCTGTATAAACCGGATTTTGAAGTATGGTAAAATAAATTTATATCTAATTCCTTAAAACAACAAGAACAAATCCTTCGTTTTAATATTCCATCTTCAAAAATATCAAACTCTTTTGCCCGTAATTCTTTTACCTTTTTAGAATTTTCTCCAATGCCCCAATCTGATTGTATTCCTAATTTGTAACATATCTCTTTGCTTATTGAACGCTTTGTAATTATTATATTTTTCAATCTGTTATCTAATGGATTTTTATTTTTATGACAATATTCCTCATCATCTTTTTTTTCTCCAATAAAACATTCTCCTACCAATCTTAAAGGCTCTTTAGTAGTCGCTACACCGTTTACGCTAAACTTAACACTCGGAATGCCTTTTGCAGATATAGTTTGCTTCAATATTTTTTCTTTTATTAACCTTCCTGCTGAATCATACCTTCTTTCGCTTTTTATTCGCCCGTAATTTGATATAGAATAAATACCATCATATCCCAAGCAATCCATCCATTCCTCCCCTTCCAAATTTTCAAGAGAACGAATAAAACAAGGCATAACAGCACCTTGTTGCAAGTTGCCGATTTCTGCTTCATTTGAAATTTTCGTTTCCATATTTTACATTTATTTAAGTTGATAATTTTATGATTCTAATAGCAACCTGACAACAAGCTGCAAACCGTTATAAGCCATTTTGTAAATCCTTACACATCATTTCACAAGCCTTACCAAATCCTACTGCGAAGCTATTTGCTTTCTCTTGTGCCATTTCATCACTACCATATAAGCTAACAAAATGCTTTTGTAGTTTCATTAAATTTTCACCAGAAAAACGGCTTATAATATCAGCTATAAGTAATGGCTGGCTTTGTGGTTCATTAATGTTTTGTGCTTCTATTATCATTTGTTCTAAATTTAAAGTGAGTAGTTCTAAACCAGCCACTACTCATAGCTGTAACCGTTATGCCTCATTCTGTGGAAACTCGACACCAAACTTTAATTCGACAATATGCTTCATACAATTTTGCTTGATAATTTGTTGCTGATGAACATACTCTTTGAATTGTTCGCATATCGCTTCTAATTGAGCAACTGAATGATTTCCTTTACCTTCAAAAAATGGCTGTTTAACAATCATTCCTTTGTAGTGAATTGGTGTGTACATTTCGTCTGACATATACACTAAATGTTCTGTTTTTAATTCTGACATAATTTTATTTTTTTGTTTGTTAGTGTTCATTTGATAGAAATAATATAATTAATTTATATTTTTTTTATATGATTCAAAAATCTTAATCGCCATTTTTAATTTATCATAAAATTCAGGATTATCATCACATACAGAACCTATCAAATAACCCAAATCGCCATCAATAGAATAGGTAAGGTCATTAGTTTTTGTATAGATAATCAAATAATGTTCAGATGATTCTAAGTCTTCTAAAATTTGTTTTTTTTCTTCAATGTTAAATTTTTTTTCCATAATTGTTTTTTTTGTTTATTCAAATATACATACACTTTTACACTTGTCAATACTTATTTGCAATTTAGAATAATTCTAAATAAGTCCTATATTAGCTTTTATAATTTCAAAGCCTATAACCTCAAATTTATCTCTTTCTCGGATATTTTTCCTACCCTGATAATAAGACGCTTTAATTCTCATTTCGTAGTCTTTCACGTTAAAGGGTTCTTTGCCTACTATTGAACAAGCTGTTTTAAACCCGTTAACTTTGAGCTTGATTAGATATAAATTTATGATTGATGTACTCATTTACATTCATTTTTTTGCCTTCAATTTCTAAAAATTGCCTACCGTTTGAAAGTTTATAGAATTCTCTATGCCATTCAGAGTGTAGTTTTTCTTCTTCTGTTTGCTTATAGTTGCTTTCTTGAATTACTTTTTTGGGTTTTAGTTTTTCAATAGTTTCCTTTATTAGCTTTTGTGTTTTTTCTGAAATAGGCTCTCTATTTAATTCAGCTACTTTAACCTTATTAATTTTTGTAGCTTCTTCTATTCGGCTTTGGCAATAACTTTCTAACATCTGAAAAAATGTAGGCATATCAAAGTAGCCAAATAAATTTCCATATAAACCTCTTTTTGCTCTGCGCTGAAATACTAAAAAATCATCCTTTTTAAGAAACTTATAATCATTTATAAGTATTTGTACGCATTCTTTTATTTCGTCATCTGAAAGGCTTTTATTATCGTCTATTTTGTAAATAGAACAAAACTCTATCATAAAAGCAGTCAAAAAAGTAGTTACTACCTGCGGTTTTGCTCTGTATGCTTGAAAAATAGTTAATTTATCCGATTGTATTACTTCCGATAATTCGTTCGAGCCTTGAAATTTTACTAACTCCGACATTTTTTTTATAATTTTCGTATTCCTTTATGGTGTTTGAAAAAACAACTCCCTGATAGTTTCCTGATATTGCCCTTTCGATTAATTCCCTTTGGAATGCAGGTTCAAAAATAGATAATTTTTTTATACTTAATTCTATGGCTGTTTTAGGTTTCTTTCTCCATTTAGGCATCTTTAATAATTCCTGCCATATTTCTTCGTTTTCGGGTGCTATTCCGCATCCGAACCACTGCGTTTGATTATTTGATATGGTATGCATTCTATTGGAATTAAAGTCAAACCTTTAAAATCTTTTGTTGGTATTTTATGCTGTTTTATTACCTGCCACGCTCTTTGGCGTGAGTTGTAGTTATAGAGTAGCATAAACTCATTTACTGATAAATATTTGTTTGCATCAATTATCATATTCTTTTTTTAAACCTTTTGAAATTATTTTACTAATTGTATAACTGCTTAAATTATACATATACATTAAATTTTTTATTTGAAATCCTTTTAAATAGTCTTCGTATATTCTTTTTTGTTTATCTATTGGAACTTTCGAGTTCATATATCTTTCTTAAATATGCTATTTTTTGTTTTAATACGTCTATAAATTCAGTAGTGGCAAATCGTGTGTTTTTCATATTTTGCCATAATACTTCAAATTTACCCTCCGTTTTGCGAAATTCCTCGCAGTTAATTAATGCTTTTGCTTCTCTATCGCCTAAACTTCCTTCATTGCTTAACTTTGCCTTCGCTTCCTCTACTTTTCGTGCTGTGTAAGCATCTGTATATCCTTTGTGAGCAGATGTTTCTATTTCTGATAAAAGAAACAAGTACCCTGCTAACTTAACATTTATATCTATTAAAGTTTCTAAATCGTCTGTTTTATTAGCTTGGGTAATTGCTGACTTTATTTCTTCGAGTAGTTTCATTTAAAAAGGTAAATCTTTATCGTTTGCAACATCATTTACATTTGCCACTGGTTTATAGTCATTTTCATAAACAGTATGCGTATTGCCATACTTATCGGGTTGTTTCAATTGGCTCATACTGATTTTAATGTAGCCTTTATCGTTAGGTTCAATTTTGTTTAAATCGTTTATATTTAACGATAAATTGTAAAATGTCCCATATTTGCCCTCAATAGCCTTGCCATTGCCAACATATTTTTTTTCTTTACTCATAATATTTCTTTTTTAATTTTTCGGTTAATATCACTTGCAGAATAGTTAAGCCCTGCATTTATTCTGTCTAATTGATTATTAAAAATTTGTTTTGATAGTTCTTCGTACCTTTCGGGTGTTATATCAAAAGTTTCTAATTCACGAATATATATATCTTTTTGCTCATTTGAATAAGTCGAAGTATTAACTAATGATAGTAAAAATTCTACCTTTTCATCAGTTACTTTTTCGTATTCTAAATTGTCAAAGTTCATAAAAGTTCTTTTTTCTCTTTTACTAATTTAATAAACTCGTTATTCTTGTGCAAATTTTTATACTTCTCAAACACTTGTTTTAGTTCTTCCTGGCTACCTGTTTTTGCAATTTCATCTATAACGTTTTTATCTAACTTCACTGGCTCACTACCTTTATTGCCGTCATCGTCTTCATCAATGTTAAGATTAAGTATTGCACCTATGGCATATCTACGCTGATAAGTTATAACACTACCTGCATCCTGTGGACTGTGTTTAGTAGGTTGCATTTCGTATGTGTCTTCCATAAATTCGCCTGAAACGTGCTGAAGCCTTGTAGTTAATTTATATTGTTCTGTAGGAAACTGTATAATAACTAAACCTTGTTTTGTCAAAGGCTCTGAAATTACATCTAAAATAGTAGCCAATGAAGCATACTTACTTTTAAAAAATGGATTGTTGTCGGTTTTAATAATCTTTCCGACCTCTTTGTGAAATTCTACTAAACTTTTAGCTAATTCCGTTATTGTTTCGCTTGTTTTCATATTAATATTCGTCGTGTTCAATGTGTTTTAAAATTTTACCTTGACCATTGCATTCTAAACAATCATTATCCCCAATGTTTTCTAAACATTCAGAACAAAGCATATAATCTTGGTCAAATAATGCGTTACAGCAATTTGATAGTATTGCAACTCCAGTGCCTTCGCAATTGCTACATTCTTTATATAGGCTCATATTTTTTTAAGTAATTGTAATCTTCTTTGTATTATTTCGTCATAACGTTTGCCAATGTTTGTAAGGATGTTATAACCTTGCATCATTTTATGACTTTGTTTGTCTTCAATCGCTTGGTCAATTAATCTAATAACCTTGCGTTCTCTTTTGTGTAAGTCGTTTACTCGCATAGTGTTTTTGTTTGGTTAATAATTGATTTTTCTAATCTGTTCATAATTTTTTGGTGTTTTTTATAAGATTTTAAAGAATATTTATCCTTGTATTCATTAAACCAATTAAAATTGTCAATGCTGATAATTTTAGCTTTGTTGTACATATTTATGTACATTTCTAATCGTTTAAGTTTAATTTGTATTTCGGTTACGTTTAACATAATTGTTTTTTTTACTAATATAGATATTTATTTACTATTGTCAAATATTATTTTTAATTTAGAATCGTTCTAAATAACTAAATATATGCGCTATTACATCCACTGTCCAACCATCACCTAATAAACAAGCTGCATCATTTCTTTTTAATATTTTAGTGTACCCCTCTGGTATTGTTTGCAATCTTTCTAATTCTAATTGTGTTAATATTCTTATATTTTCATTATATAAAAACTTTTGGTTATCAAAAACAATATTTATAAAACCAAGTTCATTATATCTTCTGTATAATTTATTTTTACTTACAAGAGGTCTGCTTTCGCTTTCCAATAAACATCTTGCTTTAAATCTATCAGTATAACCATTTTCTAATATTGATTGAAATCTTATTTTTTTATCTTTTGGTTGTGGTATTTTACAATATCTCATTCCAAACATATCTAATTCATATTGACCTATATTTGTCCAATAACTTCTTTGCCTTAATTGTGCAGATACCAAAGAACTATTTATATCAATTGGAAATGTGCCTAATAAATGCGATATAGTATTATAACTAAAATCATCCATAGCTACGTTTTCAAGTAAAAAATATTTTGGTTTTAATTCTTTTAATAATCTTAAATACTCAAAAAACAATCCTGATTTAATACCATTTAAACCTAATTTTTGTTTATTAGCAGAGGAAAAATCTTGACAAGGACTTCCACCTATCAATAAATCTATTTTGGGTAAATCAGAAACTTTTATTTTGGTAACATCTCCTAATTGAATTGTATTAGGGTAATTATGCTGTGTTACTTTAATAGCGTGTGGTTTAATTTCAGATGCAAAATACTTATTATATTTTATACCTACTCTGTTTAAGGCTATTTGCCCACAACTCATTCCATCAAATAAACTTAATACATTCATAATTTTTCTAATTTATACTTCCCCTCAGGTGCTGCAACAATTAAATAACCTTGTTTTTTTTGAATTAAAGACCTTATTTTTCGTAAATCATCACGCTCAAAAATAAAACTTTCTCCGACCTTTAATTCTTTAACTTTTTTTCTTAAGTGTTCCATTTATTGGTTTTTTGCCATCTTTTATAAATTGGATATCAACGTGCTTTGCAGCTTCTTTGGCTGTATCAAAATATAAACTTTCTTTGTATTCTGTTTTATAGCATTTTTTGCCCGACCTTAAAATAACTACTGATACATATTGATAGCCTTGTTTTTCCCTTAATTCTCTTGTTTCTTCTATGATTCTGACTGTGTTTGGTCGCTTGCCAAAATTCCGTTCTTTTGCCATATATAAGTTTCCCTTTTTTGTTTGCTTAACCCTGATTTTGTGTACCTTTTCCCATAATAGGCAATGTCATTGTAGTGTGTATTGTATTCTATTCGTTCAATCAGCATTTTATCGTATTCGTCAAATATTATCTGACCTTCTTTAAACTTTTGGTATTTTTTCATAAGTTCTACTTTTTGGCGTGTAGCGTCTGATTCTATTTTATAAATAGCTTCGTTGAATTGTTCCTGTGTCATATTAGTTTCTATATTCATATTTAACAAAGTTTTTACCATTTTTAATGACTTTTTTGCTTTCAATATCCCATCCCATTGACCTCAATACATAAATGTAATGTGCAAGTCTTGTAATGCGATACTTTTCGATGGCTTCCCATGATGTAATCTTTTTTTTGCCTTTTAGGTGTTTTTGAATTTGTTCTAATTGTGTTTTCATAATTATAAAATTGCTAATGTTAAAGTAATTACTAATGAAGTTAATAATAAGACTAAACATATTAAGTCTAATGCTGCTTTTTTGATTAATTGTTTTGTTTCCATAATTTGTTTTTTTATAATTCAAATATACAACGCTTTTTACTATTGTCAAGTATTATTTGTAATTTATAATGATTCTAAATAACTTCACTTTACAAAATATCAGGGTTATATCCCTAAAAATCTTTATTAATAGACTTTAGAGATTTCCTTTGCTTTTTAATTAATTTTAGAAAAGGGTCTAAAAAAAATTTGAGTTGCAAATTCAGTGCTTATTCTAAATATCCCTTATCCCGAGGGCAAAGTACGCTATCATTAGTTTTTAGGTCGAATGTTGCTCCCTGTAAGCATTGCATCCACTGGTGGTACTCTGATATTTTCCTATTGAGTTTCTTTCTCAAATCGGCTCTAATTTAGTTAAACTTGTACGTTCATTTTATTATTTACTCCTAAATAATTCGGGACAACCCTGTAAAGACCGATAACTATTTATTGTATATTATTTAAAATTATTTTTAATGCTTTTATTGTAAATTTCTCCCTATGGTATCTTTCAAACTTATTTTTTTTTGATAGTAAAACTAAATTCCAATGAAAAATCATTTTAGAAATTTCCTCTTTAGATATAGAAATACCATTAGCAAAATATTTTTGCTTCAATATACCTTCAATAAATTTTTTAATTTCTTTAGATTTAAATAAATCTCGAAATGAAACATAAGATAATAAAATAAAATCTTTTGAGCCTTGAATATGGCTAAAATTATCTATTAATCTTTGAAGTGTTTTTTGTTCCATTATTAAATTATTATAAAATAAAAAAGCCTTGCACTAATGTAGACAGAGAACAAGGCTGTAGGTTATAATAAAAACAATAATAGCTTTTTATAACGCTGTCTACTTCGTTATTACAAATATCGCAATTATTTAATAAACTTCCAAATATTTATTAAAATTGACACAATTAAAGCAAAAATAAGCCAAAATATTAGTTTTAAGTTATTTACAGCCTTATGCTCAACTTCTCGTTTTGTTTCTTTTTTTTCTTCTTTCTTTTCTTGTGTTATTGCTTTTTTTTCTTCCTTGTTTTCAACCTTAAATTTTGGGTAAACGTAAAGCATTTTAGTAATTGTGTCGTAATAATGTACATATTCAGTCGTCGTTATTGTTTTTACGCTTCCGGTGTCCCTAAAAACCTCTTGCGTTATAGTTTCTACCTTTTCAATTTTCTTTGCCTTACAAGCGCTTAAAATAAGAAATAAGAATATATATGTTATTCTTCGCATAGTCTTAAAATCTGTTGTATTTGATTATATGTAACGCCTATAATTTTAGTAGAAGTATTAGCATCATTATGATATTTTTTTAAATCAGCATACATTATGTGTAAGTCCCCATCATATTCAAATCTAAAATTCCCTTTTTCTAAAAATAAATAATCAAAAGTATTTGCAAATAACCCTCCGTTAATATCTTTCCATCCATCGGATCTTAATTTATCTGTTAGTTTCATAGTCAATTAATTGAGTTAAATATTCCTGTGCTTTTTTTAAGTCCTCTATTCCATTTTTTCTTTGGTAACGACAAATGTATTTTATTATGTTACCCACTATAAATCCTAAATTGTTTTTAACTATAAACTCTAAAGGTGTTATAGGCATATTGTAGTGTTCAGGCTTTGTTGCGTCACTTTTATACTCCATATTCTTTAATTTTTTGGTTATAATGTTCTATCATTTGTTCGTATTCTGCCTTACTGATTTTTACAGTAGAGTTCTTTAATCGTTCTAACTCGTCAAACTTTTTTTCCCCTAATTCTTTAAGTAATTTTTTTGTATATACAATGTAATTACCTTTTTTAAAAATATTGCATCCAACGCACTGTACCTTGCAATTATCTTCGTTAAATCTTGTTGATAAGTGCGTTCTACTCCAAAAATGTCCATTCTGCATTTCTTTATAATGTGCTACTTTGCCACAAGTGTAGCAAGTGCAAAAACCATTTTCATCTGAATCACGGAGGCGAATATACAACGAAAAAACTTTATCTAACTTTTCCTTTAAGTTTGTTGATTTTTTCATTCTGCAAAAGCCTTATTTGATGTTTTATTTTTTTAATTTCTAATTCTAAAAGTAATTTTTTTTCAATTAATTTATCAATCTTCTTCAAAATCCAAAAATTCTAATCGTTGTTTAATCAATTTTATTAATTTAGTTTGTATTTCTTGTTTGTCTTTAGGAAATAAGTTAAAATCGCAGTTTTCCAATGCTGCTAAACAATCCACAAAAGTAGTTAATTCTAAACTTAACTGACTGTCTTCTATTTCTTTTTCTTCATCCTCAACCATATATTACTCCGTTATAATAACATTTACCATCTAAAATTATTGTCGGCTGTCCGTAAAATCTTACACTATCGCCATCAACCATAAAATGAACAGTTACAAATCCTTGTTGCCAATCTGCGACTACTCCAGTAGGCAAATATTCAACTTGTTCTTTAATTCTTGTACATCCACTTTCAAACCATACATAAGGTGCTTTTCGATTAGTTAAAAATTTAGAATTTAGCCTATGTGTATGTCCCGAACTTCCCGAACTCATATAATCTTTAATGTTTTGCTCTGCTGCATTTTTAGCTAATTTAAGACCGTGTACAACGTCAAATTTATCAAAATAGGTAAATACATCACTTGGATCGTAAATCATGTCTAAATCTTTAAATTTTAGCATTTCTTCAAACTTTGTAGTTTCAAAATTTTTATAAAGAATTGCAAGGTTTTTTAATTGTTTATCGCCTAATAAATTCGGCTTTGTTATTCGTTCATCGTGGTTACCAATTCTTACCCTTATGTTTGCATTTGTGCTTAATCTTAAAGGCTTTAAAATTTGCTCATAAGTGTAATTAATTTCTTCAATCTCTGTATATCCGTTAAGGATTCCATCAGGGTATAATTTTTGGGTATGTTTTGAAAGATAAGGCATATCTACCAAATCGCCATTAATACATACTTCGTCAAAATCGTTGTTTTGTAATACTTGGTTTATTGCTCGTAATGCTTTTAAGTCAGCCAACCAACCGTGAACATCAGAAAAAATCAAAACTTTGTATAGTTTTTTATCATATAACCTCCTATTCATTAGGTAATTATATTCTTTTTCTTTTAGTCTGATTCTTGGTATCATATAGAGTTATATAATAAAATTTCTTCTTCCGTAGCAAACATACATTCTTTTGGGTCGGCAATATCTTTAATAATTTGCCAATATGTAATTATTCCGTTCCAATTTAATAAGTCTTCGTTACGAAACATAACTTAAAATTAAGCACTTATCGCTAAATTAAGTAATTTATTTTATATTTAGAAAAAATATAAATTAGCCTCTGCCACTCTTCTCGTTTTTAAACCTGCTAATTCTTTGCCATTTGCCTTTGTCCATCGTAAAAACTGCGTATAAATAGCATCCGATGTCGGCATTAAATTAACCAATTTTAATAGCGTAGAAACCTTTAAATTGCCCAATCCAACGTTATAAGCAAAAGAAACCAACGCACTAAATTGATTTTCGTTAAGTTTAACTTTTAGAAGTTTTTTAACGCCATTAGCAAATTCCTCAACTTCTTTTATTAATAATTTTTCGGCGTCTTCCTTGCTTATCTTATCGCCTTTTTTTATTGGTTTGCCATCTAATCCTCTTGTATTGCCATATCCAATTGTCCAAATATTAGCAGGGCATAAATAGGCATCACTTCTAAAACCCTCAAATTGCTTAATTAGGTTAATTCCTTTTTTATTTACTACCATTTAAAATATCGTCTTTTAGTAAAAACCCTAATGTTGCAACCGCAGCCGATACGGTTAATGAAAATATACTTTTTGGCGAAAATGGATGTTCAATATCTAAATTTTGCCAACTCATTAAAATTGCCAACGTAATACCCAAAATCGTAGTTTTGTAATTTGTTGTAAGTTTCTTGTTCATTTTAAATATTGTTTTATAACTGGTAAAAATTTTAAAGCCACCGGATAAGCACCACAAGTTACAATACCTAAAAGTATGTAAAACGCCCTATCTAATCGTTTTAATTTAGCTTCCATTTGATTAATGCGTTTCACTATTCCGTTGTCGTTAAACTCGTTGCCTAATAACGCTTCTTCTATTCTATCAATTGCTAATAAACATTTAGCCATTTGATTATTTAATTCTCTTAATTCTTCAATATCTTTCATTTTTAACCTCCTGTTATATCTACCTGTGTATCTCCTGTGTTACTTCCAATTGTACCCATATTACTATTATCTAATCGCTCGGATTCTCCTAAATCTGCAAAAAAATTAGTTTCATCCGTAGAGGTAAAATCTTCTTGTAAATTGCAATTTGTTTTATTTGTATAATAATCAAATGACGCCTCGTGCATAAAGAAATTACTTAAAGGTCTATTAAATTCATAAACAAAATCTCCATCACAGGTTGTAGTTTCTATTGTTCCTAAATCATTTAACACATAAGTTTCAAAAGAATTTATAACATCAATTGATGCTTGTTTATTATTAATAGAACTAATACCTAAATACATTGGAAAAGCAAATGGTTTTGCAATTATAGGAGTTTGTTCTGCATACACATTTCCATCAATTATATGCCCAACATTTCTATAAAATGATAAAATTGACGAAGTAGTTAAACAATTTAAAAACTTATAATTGTTTTCTGTATGTGTTTCCCATTTTCTTGTCCAATTATTAGTAGTTTGTATATAATCATTTATACCATCATTATATAAAGTCCAAATACAATCTTCTTCAATTATAGCAGAATACTCATCTTTTATATGAAATTTTGATTCTATAATTTTAGTATTTGTTTGATATGATGGAGATATTTCTGAAATAGTATATCGTTGTGTTGATATGTAACTTATATTTTTTAAAAATAAATCAGACGCAAAAATATTTAAATTTACTACAACATTATCTATATTATAAGATTTTATTCCACTTACACTTGAAGTTCTTAATGGTCTAAATAATAATAATATTTGATTTAATTCAGGAAAATTACCATTATAAATTCCTTTACTTAATACTCTAAACGAGTTCCATTTAGTTATTTTTGATGATGATGTTAATTGATTCCCATTAAATACTGGTATTCTTACTGGGTTGTTTCTTGTTATATCTGAAATTGAATTTATACTCCAAGTACCATTTTCGTCAAAAGTAACCAAATCTCCTGTTGGCCTTTCAGCATAAAAACTAATATTAAAACCATCAATTGGATCTGCGTTTAAAAACTGATAGTCAAACTTTATCAAAAATTGAACAGGGCTGAAAATTGTATTTTGTGAAACTTTATATCTATTAAAATCAAAAATCATATCAGCATACATCGTTCCATCAACTGGGTTTGCATCATTATCTTCAGCACTTATATTTAAAACATTGCTGTCATAAGGATAATTGTATAATATGTCTTGAACTTGTGCATCAATTGTACTTATTAAACTCCAATTATCAGGTACTCCAGCAGTTTCTTTAAAAAAAGAATAATTTTGACAAATGTTTTTTCTTATAAATGGATATTTTAACTTAACTCCATCATATCTTTTTCTTAAAGTAACAATTTGATTAGTGTCACTAAATTTAAAATCATCAACATTAGTATTAATTTTACCACTAATATCATAATTTGAACTTTCTATATAATTACCTAAATAATCGTATTTTCTATAGGTTACTGTATTATTTACACTTGTTCCTATTTCATTTATATTAAGAATTACCCAAGTATTATCTCTATTGTCCTGATATAAAATTAAACCTAATGATTTTAATAATGAAGACAATAAATATTCAATATCATAAGGATATTTTTTTGACCAGTCTATACAAGCATATTCGCTTATATACATATTTGTTTCGTTTCTTATTTCTTCCTCTTCATATAAATTAAACGCAAATTTTACATCTAAATCTAAACCTATATAGTTTAAACATCTAATAACAAAATCTTTTATACTTATACCAGTATAAACATCTTGTGACGTGTACATAGAAAATTTGTTGTCTTCACTATATTTATATTCTTTTAATATAGCTAAATTGTCCGTTGCTGTAAGTCTTAAATAAATATCATATTGGTATTCATATTCAATATCATCATTTAATAAAAACCCACTCCACAATGAAGTTTCTGTATTATTTGCAACATCAATTAATTTTAATATTACCTTATAACTTTTATTGTCTATGTCTTGAAAAAAATCTTCAGGGATTACAGTGCTTCCACCCTTTAAAAAAAAATTAATTTCCGCACTTGAATATCTAAATGGTTCAAATACAAAATCTGATTTAGCATTGTAATTTAAAATAAAAGGAGTATTTGAAGCTGTTAATGAAATTACATTGTATTCAATTTCTGTTTCTTCTTTTCTATAAAATTCTAAACGATAATAATAGGCATTCCCATTAGCTTGTTTTAAGCCAACCCATTCCATTTTGTATTTGTAATTGTACGCCATTATGATAATCTGCTTAATCTACCTTGATAATTTTGTAAAACTCCATATAATTTATCACCCCTAATTTCAAATGAAACAGAACCGCTGTTTGTAGTAGGAACAGGCGAAACTATCTTGTCAACATTAGGTTTTTTCCCACCAAAATCAAAACCAATAAGTTTACCGAAAATACCTTTAAAACCACCAAAAGCACCAGCGCCACCTGCCGTAAAAGTGTTTAAAATTGCAGTTAAAATTGCAGCCGTAGCAACCGCAGCTATTAACCTTTTTATTAAATCTCCAATAGCTTTAATTAATACTTCTACAAAGTTTTGCCCATTTATTAATGCAGCATCAAACGCAGAAGTTAAAGCACCACCGAGCAATTGTACCATATTCTCAATGTTTGCAACTTGTTCTTTTGTTAACTCGTTTGTTTGCGTTAAAGGTAATTGAATTGCTGTAAACGCTTGTCCACCGATTTGTTCAATTTCTTTAAAGTTACCAGTTAATAAATTAGTTTGTGCTTGTAAATCTGTTATATCTTTTGTAGCTTCATTTAATGGACTTAAATCAATTATTTCATTAGGATCAGCTTTTATATTTTCATCTTTAAAAGATATTAATTTTTTAAAAGCATTTTTTTTCTCTTGTTCTTTAGCTAATTCTAATAATTTTGCATTTGTTTTTTGCAAATCAGATTCTATTAATTTCATCTGACCATTAGCTGCTTTTCTTGCTTCTTTAAATAAATTATAATATGCAAAAGATATATCTCTTTTAAATACATCTGTTTCTGCCAACATAGCTTGCTGATAGAATTGCATATTTGTATTTATATATTTTAAATGCTCTGTTAGTTTATTTTTATCTTTTATTTCTCCTATTCTTGAAATTTCTTTATTATAATCATCAACAATTTTTTGAGATTCTTCCCCATTTATTGAAACAGATATTGCTAATTTTTGTTCAATTAATTTTTTATTTGTTAATTCTGTAAAATAACCAACTGCTTTTTGCAATAATGTAACCATCCCAACTAAAGCACCACTATTTAATTCTCCTATATTTTTTTGTAAATTAGTAACATTATCAGATAAATTAGACATTCTTCCACCTAATGTATTTGATATTTTAGACATTGCACCAGTTACACCCTCTGCATTACCTAATAACAAAATATATTCTCTTATAGCTTCAGAAGTTTTTTGTACTTCAGTTGTAACACCCTTAAAAGTAAATTTTACTTTATCGCCCTCCGCTGATGCTCTAATGCCAAATTCTTTCAATCTTTCAAATTCGCCTGTTTGAGCATCTAAAATAGCTTCTGCTAATTGATTAAAAGATTTACCTGTAGATGATGCTAAATCGCCTAAAGAGCGCATTTCATTAACAGTTGGAGTAAAACCCTGATTTGCAAGTTTTACAAATGATGATGTAAGTTCATCAACTTGAAAAGGAGTTTGTGCAGCAAATTCTGAAATTTGTTTCATAGCTAATTGGGCAGCACTGCTACTACCTAATGTATTGCTTAATACTGCTTCAAATGTTTGAAATTTAGCTGATATATCGGCTACGCTTCTACCAAAATTTATAATGGAATTAACAGTAAATGCAGCAGCTATTGTAGCTGCCATATTTTTAGCAGCACTATTTATTACAGAAAAACCTTTAGGTGCGTTATTAGTTTCTTCATTAAACTTTTTTAACTCATACCCTGCTTTTTTTAATTCGTTTTCCAGTTGTTTTATGTCGGCACTTATTTGTACGGTTAATTTTTCATTCATCGCATCATTTTCTTAAGTTTTTCCTTTTCTTCTTCTTTAAACTCTCTTACCTTTTTAGCTTTTTCAATATTATCAATCCACAAAGGCAAAATCTGCTTTGGTTTCTTTTGATGTTTTTTCTCTACCTGAGTATTTAAAATATAACTCATTAACACCCTTGTTCTATTCCATTCCTCTGCCTGCTCTTTTTGTTTATAAACATAATATCGGTAAAAATCCACTAAAGTCATCTCCCAAAAAAAATGCGGTAGCAGACCTAAATCCATTACCGCAATATCTAACAAGTCACTAAAATCTACTTTTTTTTTTCTCCCTCTGCTTGCATTGCTTTAAATGCGTCTAACATTTGATTAGTAAATTTTAAGCAACTTTCTGTAAAATCCTTAATAACTAATAATTGATCTGTATAGCTTAAATCATCCACCCAACAAACAACATCCTCTTTTGTAAAATCAATCTTTGTGTTTGTCGCTCTACAATTACCAATCAACCCCGAATAAATAATATCGGCAATTAAATCTAATTGAGTATAATCTTCCGATATTTCTTTAATCTCTCCAATCTCACTGCCTGTTATTTTAGTAAAACACTCCAATGCGTAATTACTGAATTTTAGGCTTTTTAGTTCGTTATTTAGTTTTATTTCAATCATTAGATAGTTGCAATAGTTGGAGTTCCTGTTCCTTGAAATTCTACTGAATAAGTAACTACATCTTCCATCGGTGCGTCTACATCAATGCTTGAAATTAAAGCACTCTGAGTTACTTTCTTATCGCCTGAAACTGCATTTGTCCACTCTAATGATACAACTGTTCTTGAAGTCCACGCAGAAAATAAATCTGCTAAATCTTTGTTTGATGCTTGGAAGTCAGCTAATCCCTCAACCGAATAAGTTACGCTTCTTTTGCCATAAGCAAATTCTGCATATCCACCACTTTCTTTAGAAGTAGTTTCAAAATTATCTGAAGTCATAGACATAGTAACGTTTGTTAGTTCTGCTAACTGCGTACCATCCATTTTTAAAACTGTTAAAGTTCCGTTAAATACTGCCATTTTTTTATATTTTAATGTTATTCAAAAATACTAATTTTTTTAGCAATTAACAAATTAAGAAACAAGGCTCTGTAAAACTCCATCCCCTTGCAAAGTAATTGAATAAGTTGCAACGTCTTCCATTGGACTATTTGCTTCAATTGAAGTTATTAAAGCCTCCCCAGTGAAATAAACATCTGTAAATAATGGATTTGCTACTGAAAAGTTTATAGGAGTTCTATTTTCGTAATAATCAAATAAAAGCTCTAAATCCATATTTTCGTTAAAAGACTGCAAAGCATCCGCTGAAATTTCAAAGCT